TATCTACACTTCTGAGTTAACTTTAGCAGTGCAAGCCAAGTGGTTACTTAACAAGATTATAACTGAGGCTGGATTCAATTGGAGTGGAACAACAATAGACGAGGAACTTGCTCGCATGTATATTCCATACATTACTAATCCTCTAACGCTTGGAAATATTGCTGCTGATGAAGCTAAGTTTAGTGCTCATTATACATCAGATCAAACTTTTACGCTAACAGTAATACCATTTACAGGCTTGTATAAACAACAGCTTACAGGATGGGTAGAAACTTTTGATCCATCTAATAGCTTTGCCTCTAACGTATACACTTCACAAGGTAATTTTAATATTACAATCAATGCCGATTTGTATATTCAATTAGCAGCGAGCACCAATGTTAGCACATACGATATAAATCTTGGAATAACGAGAGATGGCATAGAGACTATTCAGCCTATGGATAACGGCCAAGGTTTAACCAATATAGAATTTGATTGGAATAATAGTAATCAGGTTTATGATCCAACAGTGGCAACGATTATTCATGCTGTATGCAGTAAGACTTTAGAAATTCAAACAGGAGATGAAATAAGACTTTATATCTATGGGCATTTGGGAAGCCAACTTACATTAGATGTAAACACTGATTCTACTTATTCAATTACATTTGTAACAGGAGAGTTACAAGCTCAGCCAATTAATTTTACACGCAACGCACCTGAGCAAAAGCAGATAGATTATTTGCGCGACATCCTAAAGATGTTTAATGCTGTCTTAGTTCCTAATCCAAATCTGCCTAATGCTGTTGAGATTATTCCAATGGTGGAGTATTTGGGAAGCGGTGAGGATTATGATTGGACAGGAAAGCTTGACCTATCTAAAGACATTGTGCTTACTCCTGCTTCTGATATCAGAAAGCGCCTACTGAAATGGAGCTATAAAGAGCAGGGAGATTTCTTCAATGCTAAATATAAGACAGGAGCGCAGCGCATCTATGGTGAGCTTCGCTTAACTGATCCAGGTAACGATTTCAGCACAAGTGATTACACTGTAGAACTTACATTTGGTGCTTCACCTTGTGACCTTATACCTAACACTAACTATATCATCCCTAAATATTTTAATGAGAAGGGTGAGTTCATGACACCTGGGCCGCGCATTCTTTACAGAAGAGATTTCGCAGAGAGCGCTGTAGTTATGGTGTATGATGAAGTAGCAGAAGATGCAAGCTTTACAGTCATCCCACTACTTAGCCATTACAAATCTATTCCAACTGAGATAGGTACAGATGACCTAAACTTTGGGCAAGAAATCCCTCCGCATCCAATAGAGGCTATGCCATTGCATACGCTTTTTGATAGATATTGGAGAGATTATATCGCAGAGCTTTACGATTCAGAACAGAAGATAATGGAGGCTTATTTTAAGTTATCTGTAACCGATGTATTTGGCTTAAAGTTTAATGATAAGATTTGGGTTAAAGATTCGTGGTGGAGAGTAATAGAATTAACTGATTACATTGTAGCAGATGAGCAAGTAACAAAGTGCAAGCTTATTCGTTTACTTGATATCGGAGCGCTATGTGAGTTTACACCATCTACCATTAACGTAAGCACAGGAGCAGTAGAGTTTTTAGATTACGATGGGGATACAAGTTACGGATCACAAACATGCTGCGAATATTATGGCTACACTTGGAGCGGCGTAAAAGGCAGATGTTATGCATCTACTTTAACAAATGGCACAGGCGGTATAATAGGCTCACCAAATAACTCAGGCGGTAGCAATATCACTAATACAAGTGGTAACCAAAAGAGTGCTACCGGAATGGGTAACGTAGTTCGTGCAGAAATTGAGAATAATAACGAGCGCATCTTTGTTAGTGGTTTAGGGCATGGCATTAGTCCTAACAATAACTACAGCCAAGCCATGGGCTATCGTAACTTCATCAGGCCTAACTTAGAAGGTACTACAGTGATGGGCAGATGGGCAGAAGCAGATGTGAGAGGGGTGCACTTTGGTGGGGGTACTTGGTGGGATGGTACCTCAAACTTTGGAACAACTATACCAGGGCGCTCACAACATGGCTTTATTCAGCTTATGGGAGTAGGTAATATGGTAAGCAATCCAACGGATGTAAACTTATTCATAGATGGTATTAATAATGGGCGCATAACTATGCCTACTGAGACTGTATGGAATTTGAAGGTTTATATCTCAATACTCGAATATGACTATGGTGTTGCTGATTTTACAGGCAAGGTTGCATCTGTTGAATATAGCTGCATGGTTTGGCGCGATAAGGTAACGCACTACAGCGCTACACCTCATAAGATACATGAATTTACAAGTGGCTTTTCATCTAACACATTTGTACTGCATTTGCCTATTGTTAGCAATAAGATTGCGCCTCACTTAGAGTGCAAGCACGTAGGTAAAACAGCAGTAATCAGCGCGACATTCCAATACACACAATCTAAGTTTCAACGTACACCTATAATATGACAAATCCTCAAGAAGATATTATCTATAGTATGACTTTACTACGCTCAGGTGTACCTGGCAAGAGTAAAGAATTTCACCAAGCAAGTGGCATCCATCACGCAAGGCTAAAGGTGTGGCAAATAAGAGCTATTAATTACACTATAGTTATAGGGTTAGTAAGCTTAATTGGATTAATAATTTATAGCATAGCATAATGGCAGCACCACAAGAAATGATATTAAAGCTCCTCTTCAATGATGATGGAACTTTTGTAGGATTAGAGGAGATTAATAAAGAACTTCAAAAAGTAGATGACTCAACTAACCAAGTAGAGAAGTCAACTAAGACTTTAAAGCAGCAATATGCTGAATTAAAGAAGCAGCAAGATAAGTACGATCCAGGCACAAAGAAATTCGTTGAGCTATCTCAAAAGATGGGAGAGCTTAAGGATAGAATGAATGATGCCGCCGATGCTGTTAAAGGAAATACAGGCCCTGCTGTAGAAGGATTAAGCAATTCATTTGGAATGATGGGAAGTCAGATTAGAAATCTTGACTTTGAAGGATTAGCACAGTCGGTAAATTTAGTAGCTGGTAATTTAGGTAGATTAAAACCTGAAGATATTAGTAAGGGATTTGGAGACTTATTAACAGCAGGAAAAAACGCATTAAAGGGTTTAGGTCAAGCCATTAAGGCTAATCCTATTTTTTTCTTAGCTGCGGCCATTACAGGAGTTATTGTTTATTGGAAAGAATTAGAAGCTTTAGTAGGTAATAAAAGCGGAATGATTAAATCACTTCAACAGCAAGTAGATTTATTATCACGTCAGACAAAAGTATTAGAGCGTAATGTTACTTTACTTAAATCGTCTAAAGCCAGTGCAGGAGAAATATACGGAGCTGAATTAGATGTTTTAAATGCTAAAGAAAAGCAATTTGCAGCAGCTTATAAATTAGCATTATTAGAAGGAGAACAAGCTGCTATAGCTGAGACTCGCGCATCATTAGAAGATTCAAGAGCTGAGAAACAAGCCAAGTTAAATGCTACTATTGCAGAAGGTCATAGCATTGCGCAGGACATTGTAGCAGAAGGAAATAAAGACGTAGCATTACAACAGGCTAAAATTAAAGCATCACAGGAATATGTAGATAAAGCACAGCAGTTAGAAATAGCTATTGCTGCTCAAAAGAAACAGCAAGAAAATTTAAATATAGAATTAGCTAAAGCAGCAGAATACGCTTATAGTGAAAGGGGCAATACTGACGCAAAAGCAAAAAGTGCAAAACATGATTTAGAAACTGCTCAGTCTAAGGTAGATGCTCAAGAAAAGTTAATTAAACAGTCTGAAAGAGATTTAAAGATTATTAAAGAAAAAGGTATTGAAGTATGGAACAATACTATTACAGCAGAAGAGCAAGCTAAAAGAGATGAAGAAGCTGCACGTAGAAAAGCAAAGCGTGAAGCAGAAGCAAAGAAATTAGAAGATGAGTTATTAGCTATTAAGAAAGAGTTAGCTGATTGGGATAGACGTAATTTAAGTGATTTAGATAAGGAATTATTCTTACTCAATGAAAGACAAAAATTAGAAGTAGATACATACAAAAAAGCTAAAAAATCAGCAGAAGAAACAGCAGCATTGCTTCAATTTCATAAAGAAGAAGAGCAAGCAATCAGAGATAAATACGCTAAAATTGAATATGATAAACAAGTAGCAGCTGATTTAGCTATTCAAGAAGAATTCAGGCAAAAGTATAAAGCTATAAGTGATGCAGCTGCTGAACAAGCCAAAGAGAATGAATTAAGATTACTTAGTGAAAAAGATAAAGAGCTTAAGATTAATAAAGATAAATATGATGCGTTAATAGCTGAAGCTGATTTAAGAGGTATAGATACCAAAGTATTTTTAGATGCTCAGTTAGCTGAAGAAGATGCTATTAAAAAGAAATGGAGAGATAAAGAAACAGCAGATACTATTGCTCTACAAGAAATGAAAGTAGCAGCTGTATCTCAAGGATTCGCAGCATTAGCGGCGCTTAATGATAGCTTCACTGCACGCACTGAGAAAACTGCTAAGAGACAGTTCAATACTAATAAGGCTCTTAATATAGCAATGTCTTTAGTAGATACTTATGCAGCTATTGTTAAAGCGCTTAATTCACCTGAGACAGTTCCAACATCTGTTAAAATAGCTCAGGCTGTTGCAGTTGGTGTAATGGGATTTGCTAACGTAGCTAAGATTGCTAAGACTCAATTTGGTGGAACAACTCCTGATACTTCAATGAATCAGACTGGCAATACTGATAGCACTACTCAAGCTAATGCACCGGCTATTGATTTCAGCGGTGGTCAGTTTAATCCTAATGGCCCAGGTACTGTTGAAACTTATGTACTTGCGGGCAACGTAGCCAATGCATTAGAAGCACGTCAAAAGATTATTGATCAATCTTACCTATAACAAATATGGCAAACTTTCCACTACTTAAAAAGTGCGTCACAAGAGGAGTGAGAAATGCTTTATCTGAAATTGATAAGGCAGAGCTTGAGGATACTGACACCATCATAGATGAGATAATTGATGCTATAATTTTTGAAATAAATGAAGCTTATGAATGATAAATTGAAGTTAATTGAATACGGCTTAGGCGAAGATGATTCTAACATGGGCGTGTATGCAGTAAGTTTGGTAAGCGAGCCTGCCATAATGGTAGACTTTGTAGCGCTATCTAAAGCTAACTTATTATTAGCTCGCGTGGAAGATGGAGAGAAGCGCATGCTTTATGGTCCTGCTTTGATTCCTAATCAGCCTATAGTGCGTTACGATGGTAATGGAGAGAAATACTTTATCACTTACTCTAAAGAGACCATTGAGCAAACAGCGCAAGAATTCCTTAAGCGTAACATGCACCATAATCATACTATCCAGCATGAGATGCCTGTAAACAATTTAACTGTTGTTGAATCATGGATAAAGTTTGGAGCAGATAAAGGTGATAACTACGGCTTTGAATTGCCTGATGGTACCTGGATGATAGGGGTTAAGGTAGATGATGATGCTACATGGGCTGCTGTAAAGAATGGCGAGGTTAAAGGCTTTTCAATAGAAGGATGGTTTACACCAATGGGTGAGACTAAGGTAACTGAGAAAGACTTAGAGAAGCTGTTGGCTGAATTGGCTCAGGCACTTGAAATGAATTCTTAATTTTTTCCACTAATAATTATAACACATGAACATGATTTCTGAAATTTTAGAAAAGTTCGCTCCAGCGCTTAGTAAGCATGGGGTGAAATTGTCAGTAGAAGAGACTCCTGCTGCTGAGCCTGCAAAGGTTGAGATGATGGCAGAGGGTGCTTTAGCTGATGGCACTATGATCTATTCACCTGCTGCCGAATGGGGTGAGGGAGTAGAGATATTCGTAATGGATGCAGACGGCAATCCTTCACCTTTAGCAGATGGCGAATACACTTTAGACAACGGTAAGAAAATCGTTGTAGCAAGTGGAGTAATCGCATCTATTGAAGAGGTAGAAGAAGAGAAGCCTGAGGTAGAGATTACGGTTGAACAAGAGGTTGCTGAGACTTACTCTAAAGAGCAGGTAGAAGGCTTACTTAACAATATCATTGCTGAATTCGAGGCTAAGCTTAGCGCTGCTGAAAAGAAAATTGTTGAGCTTTCACAAGCTCCTGCAGCTACAACTGTTAAGCAAGCTCGTCAAGCAGCACCAGCTCAAAATGTAGACATGTCTCGTATGACATCTCAACAAAGAGCATTCACAATTTTAAGCAAATTCAAATAAACACAAACATAAAAACAAACAAAAAAAATGGCATCTAATTTATCCATTTCTTCAAGCTATGCTGGCGAGTTAGCTCTGCCATACATTAGCGCAGCAGTTTTATCGGGAGAAACAATTGCTAACAACTACGTAACCGTTAAGGAAAACGTAAAGCACAAGATGGTTCTTAAGACTTTAGCGTCTACAGGAATCGTTAAAGCATGGGGTTGTGACTTCGACAACGCTGATTCTACATTAACTTTGGCAGAGCGCGTATTGACTGTTACTGACCTTAAAGTAAATTTGGAAGTTTGTAAAAATCAGTTCGCAAAAGATTGGGAAGCGGCTCAAACAGGCCGTGGATTTGCGAACGATACTCTTCCTGCTAACTTCGCTGATTTCGTTATTGCACACCTTTCAGGTAAAGTAGCTGAGAACATCGAATACACTTTGTGGCAAGGTAACTTTGAAAGCTCTTCTTTCACAGCTTTCAACGGAATTTTGAAAGTGTTGGATACTGCTAAATCAGGTACTCCTGATGTTGACTTCGCTAACGCATTCACTGCTGCTAACATCGTATCATCTTTGACTACTTTGGCTAACGCATTGCCTGCTACATTGGTTGGAGATGCTTCTGTAAAGCTTTACATTAACCGTAAGACTGCACAATTATACCGCCAAGCTTTATCAGCTTTGGGTTACTTGCAACAGTTCAACGCTGCTTCTAACTACCCATTGATGTTCGATGGGTATGAAATCTATGTTTGCCCAGGTATACCTGACAACGTAGCTTTATTCGCTAAGGCTGATAACCTATTCTTCGGAACTGACTTGGTTTCTGACTTCAACGAAGTTAAGGTGGTAGATATGTCTGTAACTGATGGATCAGATAACGTGAGAATGGTTATGAAGTTCCGCGCAGGTACTCAAGTAGCTATTCCTGCTGAGGCTATCTTAGGATTCATGAATCCCTAATTAATACTCCTTTGTTAAAAGAGTGGGTTGGCTAAGAGCTGCCCATTCTTTGCAAAGAATATTAAAATAATTAAATAATAAAAAAAAAATTACATACCCATGAGCTGTCTAACTACCGCTGGACTCCAGATTAAGTGTAAAGAATCGATTGGTGGCATTAAAGCAATCTACCTTGCAGAATATGCAGACTTTGCTAACAGCGCTACTATTGATGATACAAATAACATCATACGACAATGGATAAAGGACAATCCAATTCCAAATAAATTTACCGCCCCAAATAAGTATTCTCGATGGGAAGAAAATTATAAAAAATATAAGGAATCTATCAAAACAACTGATCCAAAATTGCTGAAATCAATCGAAGATATTGATCATCAGGAATATTGGTCCTATGCGGAAATCAAATCACTATGAACAAACGCAACAAAACCATCATCAAAATATTCTGATCGCACCATTTGTCATTGGCATCACTCTTCCCTTGGAAAGCATTGTCATACTCTTTGATAAGATTGCAACGCTATTGGACGATATGGTAATGCGAATCAATCTACCAAAGTTCAAACATGTTCCGCTGACCGAAGAACGAGACTTCGGTCTTCTCGACAAAGACATTTTCCCCGAAACCGTTGTAGCCAATGTGGACCAGTTTCTTGCCGATGATGGTCAGGACAGGAGCAACACAGCCAAGCTTGTTGGCCGTCTTTGCCAGCTTCTCGATAGCAGCTTGCAGGGCGTTGACGTTCTGTGCGGGGATCAGGAAGATGGTCATGATGTAGAGTGTCTGTGTGTTGGTGTGACTCAATTATATGACACCAAAACACAGAATGCAAGGGATCACAGGAAAAATATTTTAGGAAAAGTCCAGAGTTCTATCCGGGGAAGCAAGACCTGCAAGGTTTCTCACATGCTCAAGAATGATGTCACCATGGCAAGGTTTCGGGGCGCACCAGCACCGAAGTGCAACTTTATTTCCAGAATTGACAAGTTCTATAATCCTGTCAACTTCCCTTGACATGGGACCATCATTCTGAATATCGGATAGAAAATCATTCTCGAACAATT